ATCACCCATGCCAGTATAATACACTTCACCTTGTGTGAGTGAGCGTATATCTTGTACCTGTGTGAACCATACATTAAACGAGTAATATATAGTATATGATACACTAAACGATCTAAACGTATATACGCGTGATATATCATCTTTAAAATATATTAATTGCTCGCCAGATGTGCCACAGAAGAATGATGACGGGTCAGATTCTACTGTATGTATAATCTCATCTCCTTCTAATTTACAGTAGATATTAGACGAAGGTGTGTGTATAGAACTAATTTCTACAAATTCAAGAATACCGGATGGTGCATATTGCTGAGCATAGAAAGAATGATACTTCTCGAGATGATAGTATAGTGGTTTCTGATTAACAGTAAAATAGTTAGATGTGCCACTACCACTTGATGCAAATGGTACAATTGTATATTGTGTAGATGGTACGTATGATTGGTACGAGTTTGTTCTTATTATTAATATAGGGTTATTAATTTTACCCGCTGTTAAATTATATGTTTGTGTATTAGCCGTGCTTAAAGAAATTCCATCAGTAATATAGTTATACGCCGTTACATTTCTAGTATATTTGTTAACATATGCTTCACCATTTATGTCATAAAGGTAGCATGTAACTCTATATGTGCCTGGTTCTATGTATGCATGTGAACCAGTCAACTCTGTACTAGTTGTACCGTCACCGTAATCCCACAATATTTTTCTTTTAGATAATAGTGACTGATTATCTAATTCATTTGCATCTAATACAAACTTAAATCCGCAAAACGGTAGTGCGTAGCTAGACACGCTAGGTTGTCCAGTATAATTGTATATATTAAAATATATAAATGTTTCATTCATCTTCAACGGTTATTATTTTGGATATTGTTGACGCATTATACAAGTATGCAAATTCGTATGCTTGTAGTTGATAGTTTTGTGATGTAAATAGTACGTCATCATCAGGGTATAACGGGTTCCATATTACAAGGTTAATCTTTTGTACTTCAAAATTCTCATCAATGCGTCTAGTTACAACTCGTTTTACACCTTCAATATTTAACAGCGTTGAATTCAGTACAAATAAATCAATAACATCGTTGAGCTTTAAAGTAGAAAAATAGTCTACTATAGCTGTTGCAGCTCTATTCTTTATCTGAGTTGCATTAATTCTAGATGAAGAATCTCTTTTAAGAATTAATTGAGTCTGTTCTGCTAGCGCGATAGACTCTGTTTCACCTTCTAACTGTATACCAAAAGAACAAGCTTTATATATAGGATCACAGCATACGACATTATGTGTTGCGACTTTAAGCGGTGTTGTAGAGTTTATTATAAGTTGTTTTGTTGATTGTGTAACATAGTTAGGAGTTGTATCATTTATAATAGGTTGTATTTTTGGTGTTACAAACACATATATGTTATTAAAGTTTGTTGAGCTTGAAAAATCAACTTGATTCAAAAGAACTCTACCGTTGTCTAAAGGTGTTTTTAAGCCTATATCGTAAAAGTATTTGATATAATTGCTTGTAAATGTTTCGTTATTAATACATTTAACACTATTTACAACGTTGCTATAATTCTTATTAATATAGTTTTCATAATCGCTAAGAGTTACTAATCTATTTTGTGCTGAGAACAGTTTCGTAGCATTGTTTTTTATATCGTCAACAGACTCAAAATCGGAAGGTATAGAAGAATTATTTACATTACCAACTGTTAAATATGAGATTTGTGTCGGGGTAATTATATTTTCTTCATCTGTGTATAGGTTGTTGGTTATAGATGTAAAAGTGGGCGTGTTAAATATTGTAAATTGCGCGTTACGAAACGCGTTAGCACTTACTCTACCTCTTTCACCATCAGAATATACATAATATATTTGTACTATATCATTCACATTTAGCTTCTGACCGTTTATACCATCACCAAATTTAAATTCGTAATTACCATTTTCATTTATACGCTTTTCATAATGTTTATCAACTGCAGTAGATTCAAACAAAGTAGACACTTCTGACCATTCTGTCCATTCGTTAGTGTTAACATCTTTTACAAATACATTAAAGGTATTATCAGCTATTAGCTTTGGATTCGTTGTAGATGTATTGTTGTTTATTACATATACCACTTCAAACTCTTCACCTGTAGCAGTATGGCTAGGATGTTCGACGACATTTCCTTGATACAATAAATCATTATCTATAGAAAGCAATTCATTACTGGTTGTTGTCTTTTCAAAGCTAACATCTTTAATCAAGGTATATGGATACCCGTTTGAATTAAGTGAAGAAAATCTCTGTATTGTATACACACCAGGTTGAAGCGCTGATGAACCACTTAATGTATAATTAACTACAGATGTTTGTGGGCCTATTGGCTTATAATTTAATAATGTTACAATTTTAACGATATTTTCTCTTAAAGTTGCTGTTGAAAATGTACTTTCAGAAGAAGTTGTATTTAGATAGAATAATAAAACGTGGTAAGCAACTGCTATAATGTCTATAAACGCGTTAAGATTAGATCCTTCGAAATTTTGATCACGAAACACTTCGTTCTCATTAAGTCTATCAATGATAAGCTGTTTTAGAGTTGCTGCGTCAAATGATACGTATGCATCTCTAGGTAAGTTATATTCTGTAAATGAGTTAATTGACATTTGAAATAGTGAAGCCATCAATATTTAATACTCCAACAAGAGACAGACCACGTTCATTAAGAGTTGGAATAGATAATTTTATCTCTATATCATACTCTTGTGAATCTGTGTGGCCTGTTATACTCAAGTCATCTATAACAACACGCGGCTCTTGCACAGTAATTGCGTCATATATCTTGTTTCCTATGATGAATGCTCTTGTTTCTGACACAGGTTCAAATAAAAAATCTCGTAAATCTACACCAAATGTAGGGTTTAACAGTTTTTCACCTGGTGTTGTTGTAAAAATATTTTTTAACGATGTTAATACTGCATTTTTATTGTATAACGGTTTGAGATCTTTTTGTTCGAGTGTTTTTTGTGCTTCGCCGCTTGTTGTATAGTTGATGTTAAGGTCAAAATCAACATCTTTATACAAATATCCTTTCGAAACAGTGTTTTCTACCTGTTTTGTGCTTTTAAGATTGCGTAGTACAATGTTTGCCACGAAAATATTTAGTATCCTCTAAATTTTGTGACGATATGTTTAAACATATCATCTGATTCTATATAAGGTGTAGTACATTCACGCAAAATACCGCGCAACAACCCTCTAAGACGTTGAACAGCTGTAGCTCCTCTACGAACGAATGGACCGTTTAAGATTTCTTCTACTGCTGCTGTTCTACCTGCACCTATTTGCATGTTGTCTATCATTTCACGTATATTCTCTTTATATGTATCATAGTCTTCTTGTGTATGAATCATGTTTAATATATCGTTAATTGATTGAAATATTTTTGCTTGTTTACGTCTACCCTTAGTCAATGGTCTAAGCGGTGTATCGTCTTTCGTTATATTATACAAATATGCGAAATTACTAGTAGGTAACCTGTTCCATAGAGTTTCGACAGTTATATTATGTGTTCTATATACTAATTTTTGAAATGACTCGTCAGTTCCTTTAGATTCTTTATATTTTTCATTAGCTAAGAAAAAGAAATTGTAAAGTGGGTTGTCTTCCCCCTCTTTTAATATAAGATTCAAATGTTCAAGTCTTACCATTTCTTGATCAAACTGTTCATCATCTATTAAAACAGCTTCTATCTCATCAAATGTTTTATATGTAGCTGGCTCTTTATCGGTAAGTTCTTTGGTTAATTTATTATATTCATCTTGTGCTATTTTTTGACATAAATCTATTATTTTTTCTTGATATTCGAAAGATGTTTGCTCATTAACACCGATAACATCCAGCATTTGGTCGTACACTTGGTCTAATTCTTCAGAATATTCTTGATAGAGTTCTTCTGCTTCTTTTAACTCTCCCTTAAATTCTATATGTCTTTTATCTGTTGTAGGTAGGTTAGCTACTATCTTTTTTAACCTGTCAATTTGATTAAACAAGCTATCAATTTTACCAGGATTATATGACAGCACCTGTTCTTGGTCGGATCTTATTTGTTTACGAGATTTTGAGTATTTTTCAAGCATTGCGTCTATTTTATCTCTGAAAATAGGGTTACCTTTCAATATTCTAAAAACATTTCTTAAGACTATTTCAGTTTTGCGTACGCTTGTAGCCTTTGTATCAGCTAAAGGATTCTTTTTAAAATCTTTCGGCGTAAAATGTCCATATTCACTCTTGCCGACTGTAGGACTTGTCATGCCGGCCGAGCCTTCTTGCTGCTGTGTTCCGTACATTTTTGTACCACGAGCAACATCTTTACGCTTAGGTTCTTTGTATACCTCTAGAATTACATTAGCTTCTTTAAAGAATCTCATAAATATATTTATAGGATACGGTCTTCCTATGTAATTGTCATAAATAATTTAACAATGAGTAAGAAATTTGAAACTCTTTTTGAAGCTGCAATGGGTCGCTACCAACGCAATGGTTTTCTATATGGTGACCGTGTTGAATTTGTTGACGGTTTTAAGAATCATGATGAGTACAAAAAACTAGGACAAAACGTAAAAGATCTACTAGATCAAATGATAAATTCAGGTCTACATGTTAGAGTGACTGATATCAAAAACGAATATCCTAGCACTTACCCT